CAAAAGGCCACTGTTTTAAAGTTGGTCAGTTTGTAATGGATGCCGCCAAAACAGGCGCCGCCGTAACAATTACAGCTATTGACATTTCCCACACTGATTACGACACAATTACAGTCGATGCCACGATTGGCGTTGAACTTGCTGTCGGCGCAGTGCTTGTCGAAGCCGCTGCCACTGCCTCTGCCGGAAACGGCGCTCTTAAATACCCTGCACCGATTGGCGTCGGTATGAGCACGGTCGATCTCACAAAAGACAACCAACAGACGGGCGTCTTAGTACGTGGAACAGTCAACGAAGGAGTTTTGCCATTCCCGGTTAGCGCGGAATTAAAAGCCCTTGTGCCGTTGATCCGCTTTGAATATTCATCTTAATAATTCGACGGCATGGAACGCACATTAATTAAGGAGGTCAATAAGGCCTCTATCAACGCACGATTAGATTCTAAAAAGGTTAAACCGATTTTGTTTCCAAACTTTTTTAGTCCTAAGAAAGTATCGACTTTGAATTTTGAAAGTCTATACGGTGAAAAGGGTGTAGCGGTAATGGCTGATGTGATTAGCTACGACGCTAAAGCGCCTTTGAAGACCCGCGAAATTGTGAAAAAAATCTCCGGCGAAATACCTAAAATTGGTATTAAGCGGATGATGCTTGAAAGCCATGTGCTCAAGTATCAGGATTTGAAATACAAAACGCGCGACCGCGCAGATCTACAAGCTCTATTAGACCTTGTCTTTTCAGACCTTGATTTCTGTTACAACGGTGTGAACGCACGTATGGAATGGTTAAGCTTGCAGGCATTGTCGCAAGGGTCAATTTCCTTGACGAAGACAAACAATGCGGCCGGGCGTGTAACCGAGGAAGCAATTGACTACCAAATACCCGCTGCCAATAAATCCGGGTTCGGCTCAAACGCCTCATGGGCGAACGCCTCTAGTGCAAAGCCGTTAGAGGACATTGAAGCGGTGGCAGAAACAGCACGGCAAAATGGTGTCCCATTGCGTTACGTGATCATGCGCAATGATACCTTTAAATTGTTGAAGAATGCCGACGATACAAAAGGCAAAATCACAACATGGGTTAACAATTCGGCAAAGCTTATCATTAATATAAATCATATTAATGAGTATTGTATTGCCAACGGATTGCCAACCATTGTTGTCGTTGACCCGGCTGTACAGCATGAATCAACAAAAGGTTCTCGCACGATCGTTAACCCGTGGGCGGCTAACCGCGTGGCACTTGTGCCAAGCTTAAATGTTGGGTCGATCCAACATGCCCCTATCGCGGCCGAATCGAGCGCTGAAATACGCAAAATTGCTACCCTTGTTAAACGTGGTTTCACGTTGATAACAAAATGGGCTGAGCATGAGCCGTATTCAGAATGGACAAAGGCCGAGGCTAATGCCTTCCCGGTATTAGACGACCCGGATTCAATCTATTTACTACGAACTGATAACGCTTCGTGGTAAGATGCTGATTAGGGAAGTCATATTGTCCGAAGTTCGTGTTGATATTGACGAAACCGCCCTTAAGAGGGTGTTAAAAGACCGTTCCCTTAACGGGGACGGTCAATATCAAAGCGAAAATGCACAGGATGTCAATTTAGCCATTGCCGACTGCATGGTCATTGCTGCGCGTAACCCCGATTTTTCAGAAGGCGACCTTTCGGTGAAAGTGCCCCGGGCACATTTAAAAGCTGAGGCGCGCCGCCTGTATTTTGAAAATGGGGAACCTGCAAAAGCCGAAGCGCTGCGCTTGAAGATTAAGGGCATTAACCTAAGTAACAAGTGGTAAGATGAAACGACGACCACACATAGCCACAATTAAACAGTCGGGAACTGTGTTGTCCGGCGGTGAATTAGTCGAGCGGGCTGACCCGCTCCAAATTGACATTAAGTGCCGCGTCCAATTTGTGTCTAACGGTTATCAACTTACAAGCAGCGGGAACAAGACCACGATCACGGCAAAGGTTTACACCGATTTGCAGCCGATCGAAGATGCCAAGGAGGTTATTTTCAACGGGCATAAATATCGGGTCGTCTCCTGGCTTTCGAAGTCAAACACATCAATCATTTACATCCAATGAAAGCTTTATTTACCAATATGCAGGTCGCACAGTTTATCCAACAGTTTGCTAAAAGAGCAGACCGGAAAGCGCGCGACATCCTCGTTTATGCCGGGGAGTATGCGGTAAAAAAAGCAAGGGAAGACGGGGTGTATAATGATATTACCGGGAACCTCCGAAGTAGTATCGGCTATGTGGTAGCGCTCGACGGGGTTGTTGTCGAAAGCGATTTCCAAATTGCAGGTAAAGGAACCGATGGTCAGGACGGGGTCAGAGAAGCCCGCCAACTGGCTTACGGTATCGCCAAAACCTTTAAAAATGGTTATTGCTTAGTCGTTGTCGCAGGGATGCAATATGCCGCGGCCGTTGAGGCCATGGATAATAAAGATGTGTTAACTGCTACCGAACAGCATACGAGCGACTATTTAAATGAATTGATAGAGGATATCCTATGAAAGAGCGCGTGTTTACATCATCAGCAAAAGTGGCCGACATTATTCAGGGGATTAGCGCCCCGGTTTACATGGATAACAGCCCGGCAGATATGAGCGATTTGCATGTGGTTGTGTCAACCTTAACCGTGGCTCATGCGGCGGTGGTCGATACCCCATTTGTTTATATCAAGGTCTTTTGTCCACGCACTGCCGAGGGCTTACCGAATAAGCCGCTGTTTGCCCCTTTGATTGATAACATATTCACGCTTTTAAGAACATACACGCACGACGGACAAGGTGATTACTTTGAATTTGACATCGTGGATTGTGTCCATTTACCCGAGGCGACGAAAAGCTTCGATGTCTATGCTATAAAATTAAAAATTGTAACTGCTTAAAACTACAAATATGTTAGCCATTGGAATTGAAAAAATCGAAATAGGCGACGTTGGTGACGGTGTACCCGGTATTGGGTCTTACACGCAGTTAACGCCTATCGCCAAAGATACTTTAGTCTTTAACTTTTCCGATCCGCAGGAAACGAAAATTGAGGCCGAAGATTTAGACGATGCGGTCGACGTATCCGTTGACAAAGATGTTGATTCGGTAGAATTTGCGGTCATATCTCCGTCCGCTGCCAACCTTGTAGCACTCATGGGTGGTACTGCATCAGGCGACGATTGGGATGCACCAAGCGCCATCCCGAACATTTATCAAACGGTAAAAATCTACACCCGCCCGAAAGACGGGGAACAGGTGATTTATACCATTGTTAACGCGAAAATAGTAGCCAAATTCTCACAGGCTCCCGCCAAAGGTAAAGAGGAGCGCGTGTTGGTGAAAGCTTATGTAACGTCAGCCATCACATCGGGCGACGTTGTGAATACGCCATTCAAACGGGAAGTTGTTACCGTTTAATAGTTGGTTTTCAGGTGTGAGCCCGCCCCTAAAAAGGCGGGCTTTTCTATTTTAAATCAAAATGCCAATTAAAGACACCGACAAAAACAAACTGTTAATGGCCTACATCGGCCGGGCGGTTTACAACCAACAAGAGGCCATCCTGCGAAAGCCTGTCTTAATTGATTTTGAAGCAACGGACACCGACATGCTCCCGGAGGACTTTGACCCTACGGTCATTAAAATACAACCCGCTACCATCGAAACCTTTTTTAGCGTCCTGCCCTACCTGACCCAATTAAGCGAAGACGACCTGAAAGTTATTGTCGACTACGAAAGCGACCAATTCGACGCCAAAGCACCCGAAATTTTTAAAAAGTATGCGGCCACAATACTAGAGGTCGTTTTGATCGCTTTGGTTAATCAAAACGGTAGCTATGAGCCGTGGTTTAGAACCTTCATCGAAAGGAATTGCACATGGGACGACCTGCATGTGTTTTTGACAGCGATACTCTACCGGATGGGGGGTGCCGCTTTTTATCAATCTATCATCCAAGTAAAAGGGATGAGCCCGTGGAGAGCAGAGGAGATAATAGCCCTGAAAAACAATGCAAACAGCCATTTAATCCCCACGCCCTTATCGTCCAAATGAACGAAAATTTCGGCTTAAAGCCGGATGAGGTGTTGGCAATGACTTATGAAAACGCTTTAGCCATGCTCGAGGAAAAATACCACATGAGCAAAGCCCGGCAGGAGGCAATCAAAGGGGATGACGGTGACTACGTCGAGGTCGAGACTTTCGACGGGGTCAAGAAAGTGAAAGTAGGAAACGAAAAAACAATATAGTCATGGGTGTAAAAAATAAAAGCGGAGCTCTAATGTTTGCCTCCGGGATAGACAATACCGGATTGATCGGCGGCCAAAAACAGGCCATGGGAATTATCAACAAGTTAGCCAAAGGCGTTAAAGCCACTGATGTGTTTGCCGGGGTTGCCGTGAGTGCCACCTATGCCTTTGCAAAAGCAGCCAATGAAGCCTATAAGTTTGCGGTCGAATACCAACGCTACATGACAGAGGTCTCAACAATTTCAGATGAGGTCTCAACTAATTTTGACAAGTATTCCGACGCAGTTTTACAACTGTCAACGAAAGGGGCACAAGCCCCGCAGGAACTTGCACAAGCTTTGTATCAGGTTGTCTCAGCCGGGTACGACGGCGCGAAGGGAATGCAGCTACTTGAAGCCGCGTCCCGGTCAGCCACCGCTGGGTATGTCGAAACAGCCACCGCGGCCGATGGTATCACCACCGTCTTAAACGCATGGCAAAAGGACGCCACTGAGGCGACCGCTGTCACCGATGTATTTTTCAAAACGGTTGAGCGAGGTAAAACAACATTCCCGGAATTAGCAGCTAACATCGCGCAAGTTGCCCCGATTGCGTCATCATTAGGCATCTCCTTTGAAGAAGTGATGGCCGCGATTGCTGCCTTAACTAAACAGGGTACACCAACCGCCATTGCTATTACACAAATCCGCTCCGCCGTGACCGGGATTGCTAAAAAGTTCGGCGACGCAGCCTTTGAGGGGCGCAACCTGTTAGAGACCTTTGAATATGTTGCCGAGCAATCGGGTTATAGTATTGATAAATTAGCAAAAAATGTCGGCCGGATCGAGGGTGCCAATGCTATCCTAGCAACATCAGGCGACAAATCGGCGGCGGCCATTGCCGAGCTTAACATCATGTTAAACGATACTGCCGGGGCTGTTGATAAAGCTGTGTCTAAAGTTGAGGCCTCGACCGATGATATATTCGGGCGTATGCGTAACAACCTCATTGTCGCCCTTGCCCCGCTTGGCACAACCATTATGGAAGAGGTGGCCTCGCTTGCTGATGAACTAAATAGCGCATTTGAAGACGGTCGCTTAGATGAGTTTTTCAGCGACTTTGCAAAAGCACTGAAAATAACAGCCGCTTTGATGATCGCGTTTAATGCAAAGGTCATTGCAACAAATATCAACCTCTTTGCACAGGAGGCCGCGCTGCGGGTTTTAATTGCCCGCGAAGCTGTTATTAACCGTTGGCGCTCCATCAGTGTTGCCACCCAATCGGCATATAACGCAAGTATGGCCGCCGGGACAGGGATTATGGGCGCTATGGCGACCGCTGCAAAGGCTTTATGGACAGCCCTTGCGGCCAACCCGTTAACCTCAATTGTTGCTGTGGTCGGCCTTGCCGCTGCCGCTTATTTTGCGTTCCGCAAAGAGGTCGAAGCGGTCAACGACGAAATGTCGGAGGCACAGCGTACCATGGCTAAAAACAAAGAGGAATTAGAAACCGAATTAGCCACCCTTGAAAACCTGAACCCGGTTTACCATGACCGACAAAAGTACCTCGACGCGTTTAACATGAAGTACGGCACAAGCCTGAAAAATTTAAAGGACGAGGAAAAATACCTTAAGCAAATTAAGGCGGTACGCGAAGACATCATCAAGCAAATGATGGTCGAGCTTGCCTTAGAAACGCAAAAGGAAAAGGTGGGGTCGCTATTGGCCGAAATTAACTTGTATGAAAACAGCATTCGGATGGCAGAAGCCGAAATAAAAACTTTTGCCGGGCAAACCGATTCGCGCCTGATCCAACGCGAAAAGCAATTGCGGGACAGTATGGCCAACAATGAGGAACTCATCAAACAGGCACAGCAAAAGATTAAGGATATTTTCAAAAAAACCGATGAGGACATCGGTAAGATTATTGGCAAGGGCAAAGGCGGCGCCAGTGCAAGCGGTTACGACATTGACGCTGAAAAGAAAAAGTTAGAAGAGGCGAAAGAAATTTTTGACCAATACAAGCAACTAACCGATGAATCGTCGCGTCAGTGGTTTGTCCAACAACAGCCCCTCCTCCGCGAAGATTTAACAACGTGGGAGGACTACCTTAACGAACGCTATGAAAAAGCTAAGGAGCACGGCGAAAAAGTTGCTATTGAATTGGCTGCGTCAGCGACAGACATCAAACTCGATGCCGTTAAATATTCAAACCCGGGCTTTACTAAGTTGAACCCGATAACGGATGTCACGACGGATAAGTCATACATTGACATTATTGAGGAGCGTATCATGCGCCTGAAAAAGCAAATGGAAACCGAACTCGACTACTTAAAGCGCAAGAGCTTAGCGGACGAAATTGAAATACTTGAGGAGAAGATCAGGGCGTATAATGATTTTTCAGGTTTTATGACGGCGAATTATGAGCAGCTTTTCCAAAACCTGAATACCCTGCGCAATAAAGACCTTAAAGCCTTACGGGTGAACGTCGAAAAGCAATATAAACTGGAAAAGGACGGGTCAGCGGCCAAAATCAAACTTGCGAAGCAATTAGCTAAAATTGACAATGAGATATTGCAGAACAACATCGACACCTACCGCGATATTAATTACATGCTCAGCGAGGCCTCTGCACTAGCCGCAATGTTTGATGACAACCTTGCGGATGCCTTAGCAACACTTGGCAAAATGGCCGATTCAGTCGGGACAATTGTCGAGGGCTTTGCTAAAGGGAACCTCTTACAAGTTGCCGGGGGTGGCCTCGGGTTTATCACTCAGCTTGTCGGCTTGTTCCAAAGCGACCCGGGCGCAGAAATGAAAACAGCCGCCGAAAAATTGAGCGATGCGGCAGATAACCTCGTTAAATCAATCGACGCCTTACGCGAAATTGATGAATTGTCTTTTGATACATTACTGAGCAATATTGCGAAGCTCCGGGGTTTAGTACGTGACGCCGATGCGGCCTATAATGATATGAAGGCCACCTACGACGCTGAAATAAAAGACTATTACCAAAACAACTACGACCCGGTCGAGACAAAAAACCTTGACGATTTTACAAAGAAAATATTCGGCATGTCAGCCGACGAAATGGACGCAGCGGTCAACGACCGGGTGGCTACGATTGAAAAGTTGCAAGGGAAGCTCGACCATGTGATTAATTATTGGCCTTTCTCCCAAGCAAAGGCCAACCGGATTGCTGAACTGCAAAAGGAAATCTATGACGTTGAGCAGGAATTAAAGCGCTTAGAAAAATACTCAAAAGGCTTTGACATTTTCGGGGATAACACGGGTTACACCAAGCAATGGAATAGCCTTGTGTACATCGACGAAATGATTAAAAAGTATTCCGACTTTTTAGCCAATGAAGCCAACAACCCGGTCATCAGTGATGAAACGAAAAAACAGGCGCAAGACACCCTCGATTCCCTGTTAGAAATGCGCAACGCTATGATCAGCTCATTTGAAGAGGTGGTCGGATTTACCACGGGCGATTTAGCCGATAGTATCACAAGCGCCTTTATGGACGGGACGGCCAGTGCCGAATACTTCGCTAAAAAAACCGAGGATTTTATCAGGGAAGCGCTCATTAATTCGTTCAAAAGCCAAATTGTAGGCAAGCAAATCGAAGCCCTTTTGGGCGGCTTAGCCGAAGACATGTCCGACGGTGTCCTGTCGGACAAAGAGGCCGACGCCTTTGTAACCTCCTATATGAATATCGTCGACGAAACATCGGCAGCATGGGATCAGATTAAGGAACAGGCCGAGCGCTTAGGTGTTGAACTGTCCGACTTAACAGGCGAAGACAATAGCCTAGCAGGAGCCATCGGCCGGGCATTGAGCGAGGATACCGCCAACTATTTAGCCGGGCTGTGGAATGTGATGACCCTTGATGTGCGTCAGATTACCGAAAATATACAGCGGAGCATCAACTATCAACAAGCTCAATTGGGCATACTGGCAAACATCGAGGATAACACTAAGGCAACGGCAAGCAATACCGACCGCCTCGAAAGTATTGAAAATGAACTGATCGAATTAAATGATAACCTAAGTGGCACGGCCTCACGTAGCGGCCGCGATACAGGTTCTTAAAAACTAAACAAATGCTCTACTTAATCAATGGCACCTCCTTATCTGACTACGGCGCGATCCCGGCGCCGCATAGTGGCACCCATTCCGCGCTGAAAGGGATGTTTGATTTTCCGCGTCGTAAAGGTAAAACCGAGAAAGAATGGGGCAGCGAAATCGAAGCCTTTACGCAAAGCGACGACCTTGAATTTTATGGCCGCAAGCACAGTTTGAAAGTGTATATCAAGGGGAGCAGTATGCCCGACCTGATCAGCAAAATTAATGCCTTTGCCGAGGCCTTTAAAAATGGGGAGGTCGACCTGACAACGCCGTATGGTATATACACGGTCGTTTTAAAAGAGAACATTATCACAACGGTTTTCCGCGACCTGTTTTCGGCACATATGACCGTCAATTTATGGGAGGACACCTATGTTATCCCGGCGCTCACTTTAAACGGTTCCGGGGGCACTGGCTACCGCATTGACGACATCAATTTACGCCAAGACCTCGGGGTGGTCATCGAAAGTAAAAGCGGGCATTTAGACACCCCTCACCGCTTAGATGTTAAACCCACTGCTCCTGACCCGGGCAGTGCCTACCGCAAGCCGCGCGACATTACGCTTAAGTGCTCAATGCTGTGTGACGACCTGATGCAGCTTAACTCCCGGATGCAGCAATTACACGCCCTGATCGGTGCCGCCGGGATGCATACGTTTACCACCCCGGACGGTAGTACCCATGAGGTCTATTTTAAGGACGGGATGACAGTCAGCAAAACGATTTTACGCTCTAAACCTGTCGTCCAATTCTATCTTAAGATGAGGGAACCGAACCCGTAATCTTAAGCAAATGTTATGAAAATATATCGTTCAGGCAGTGAGATACTTGACTTAACCGTCGACAAAAAAACTAAGCTTACGCGAAAATTGATGGGTGAGGATAAAATAACCTGTGATATCCGGGTTACTGAGCCCCTCGACATTCAAATAGGCGACTACATTACGTTCGAAAATTTACCGTATAAGGCCAACCGACTGCCGAAAGTCAAAAAGCTAAACGCCCGGTCGTACCAATACACGATCGTCTTTGAGGGCTTAATTTACAACCTGCTCGACAAGGTCTATTTAAACACAAGCACAAAAGCCAGTGACTTTTACCTGATCGACACCGCCGAGGGCTTTGTTGATTTGCTGTTAGAAAACATCAATAGTCAGGACAGCGGGTGGACAAAAGGCGACATTGTGAGCACCGAGCGCAAGCTCATTTATTTTGACGGCGACACCTGCCGCAACGTCTTGAATAAAATAGCTGAGACCTTCCGTTGTGAATTTGATATTATTGGCCGACAGATCAATTTTTACGACAGCGTCCGCAACCCAACCGCTCTGACATTTTCGGTCGGTAAAGAGGCCGGAGCTTATGAGCTCACACGCGAAAACGTTGACGACGACAATACCATAACACGCGTTTATCCCTATGGTGCCTCCCGGAACCTTGATTTAAATTATCGCGGTGGCATTCCGCGCCGCTTAATCTATGAGGCTCCCGGTGGTGAAAATTACATTGAAAACACCTCCGCAGGTATTAACAAGGTGATCGAGCGGTGTGTTATTTTTGAAGACATCTATCCCCGCTTTAATGGCACGGTTGGCACGGTCGAAATTATCGACGGTGTGAGGCGTGTTTTTACCTGCCCGGAAATTGATTTTGACCTGAACGACTACCAACTATCAACCCCGCCGAAAGTCGCCTTTTTGTCCGGCGACCTTATGGGTAAAGAATTTGAGTTCAGCTACGATCACGCATTAACACGGGTCACGTTGACCCCGATTACCGAGGAGGGCGATGTCGAGTTTCCAGGAACCACCTTCTTTCCGCGACCGGGCGACCTGTTTACTTTTGTAGATATTAAAATGCCGCAGGAGTACATCGACGCCGCCGAGCTTGAGTTGTACAATACAGCGGTCGATTGGCTGAATTACTACGCCCAACTCCGGGTTAAATATACCTTAAAACTTGACCCGCGTTACATCCGCCAATGGGACATTAACTTAAACATTGGTGATGACATCATTATCAACGATGCCCCGCTTGGCATTAATAGCCAACGCATCCGGGTCACGGGCATAACGAAAGAGCATGATAACCCGAATAATATCACGGTTGAAATATCAAACATTTTAGCCGAAGACTGGCGCAAGAAAATCAACGCGAATATTCAAAGTGCGGTCGACGCCATTAGTATTCAAACGAACAACGCAGGCAGCGGAAGCGGTGCAGACCGGGCATGGGTAGCAGAGAACTTTGCCATCCTGACCGGGGATAATATGTTTACCGGGTTAAACACCTTTGTCGGCGATGTACATATCAACGGAGATATTTATCAATCCGGCAGCCTGTACGAAACACATGTCGAACACATCTATTCAGCCAATGACCTGATCAATGTACGCGATAACGCGGTCGGCGCTTTAGCTGCGGATGAATATGCCGGGTTGAAAATTCTATTAGCCGACGGAACGAATAACCTAATGTTGGTTGGTGACAATGCCGGGGTGGCGCGTGTCGGTTGGGAAAACGGGACGCTCCAAGCCATTGCCACCCGCGAAGACAGCCCGATTAATACAGGCGTCGCGGTGTGGGACGATAGTAGCAGCCAATTCAGAGCCTTGTTAGATATTGTTTTAAATACCCTCGATGCAGATACCATTAATGTATCCGATTTAGATGTTTCAAGCACCACCGTCTTAAGGGGTAACACAACCATCGAAAGCTTAACACAATTAACGGGGCAATTGTACTCGCCTAATACCCGGACATTGACTAATGATGTAACGGCCGGGAATATCTTTATCGGCGATCAGTTTGTCGGTGTTGGCTTAACACGTAACCAAATATTCGGCGCCGGGGGATTAACGTTTGGCACCTTAACAGGGGAGCTCACACTCAGAGCCAACGGGGTTGACTATTTTAGAACCGATGCCACCTTCCCTGAAATATTTTTCTATGAGGAGGCATCATTTAATAAGAGCCTGTATTTATACCGCAATATCGGAAGTACAAACTTTAGTGGCGGGCTCGGCGGCGGCGGGTGGCAAATTACAGGCGCAGACGACAACGGGTTTGCTATTGACAGCCATGCCACCTTTGACTTTTTGACCGTCCGTAAATCGTTTTTCGTTTACGAGTTAGTTAATAACCAAGTCAGGGCAACAAACGGGTCATGGTGGATCAGCGACAGCGCGAAAGTGTCTGAGGTGTACGACGGCGGGTCGTATTACCGTTTGACCTTTGACGTAGAGCCCGACCCCGACACAGGCCTACCAACCAAAGCAGTGCCATTTGCCCGCAATGACTTAATCATGTGCCATGTGTTTGAAGGCCTGCAAAAAAAATACTATGCCGCGCGCGTCACCTCTTTGACAAACACGTACATCAATATTTCAAAGACGGACTATGACGGTACGGATACACCGGGCATCGGCGATACAATTGTCCGCATGGGTAACGCTCTCGACACCGACCGTCAGGGTGCCTTGTACATTACCGCCTCCGATGCGGGTGCCCCTTATATTGATGTGATTGACGGGGTCAATACGTTTAGTTTTTTAGACAAGACAAAAGTCCGCATCGGTGACTTATCCAACATGACCGATCACCTGTTTAATATGAGCGGTTATGGCCTGTATGCTGAAAATGCCTACCTACGCGGGGCAATTGAAGCGGTAAGCGGGCAAATTGCTACATGGGAGATTGTTGGCCGATACATTCAATCAAATGATCAGTCGCTTGTGATGTATCACAACGGCGCATTATCATACATCCGCTCAGAAAATTTTGACTACCGAACCTATTTCGGGCGTGTACCGTCGAATCCTAACGCGGGGATTTATGGCACCTTATACGGGATCGGGCAATACGATTACAGCCCGGAGATCAATAACGGGCAAGGGCAACCGACCTTCCTACTGACGAATGACTACAAACGCATCGCCGGGTGGAATTTTGATTTTGAGAAATTCTACGACAACAATTCATGGATGACAATCACAAGTAATCTAAACGGTTCAAAAATAACAATGCTTCGCTCCGGGGTTGATTTACAATTCGGCGCAATGTTATTTGGCGAAAATCCTATACTCGGCCTACGTTGTAAATGGGGCGATGATGAGATTTTTTACCTGACCGGGTCTGCCAGCCATATCGCCGGGTGGCACTTCGACACCGAGGCTATTTGGACAGGCACAAAAAACGGTACGGGTGACGCCGATTTAACCCTTAGCAATACCGGGGATTATATCATCCGCTCACAAAGCTTTAATGTCAAGCGCGACGGAACGGTCGAAATATCAGGGGGTAATTTCGACACGATTAACAGCCTTAACACCCTCGCCACGATTAGCAGCTCGGAATTTAAGATTGTACATGACGCGGATAATTATGTCCGCATGTTCTTAACCGATGCCGACAATTGGGGCTTAGAAGGCATGTCAGCGACGAACCTTGTTTTTCAACTCGGGTCGACAAATCAGATTGCCGGGTTTGACTTTAATGAAAAAAGGCTTTTTAAAGCGGTCGGCGAATCCGGGCAGTTTGAGGTCAATAGTACCGGGCGCTTTTTTGTCGGTGCCGTTGAATACGAATTTGAATGGGTTGACCTGTCAGGCCTTGAAATTAAAGCGACCGACGCAGAGGATTGGTCGATGCAGGCATGGCACCACAGCCAAAAGCTATTCGGCGTTGATAAATACGGTGTTTTCATGGATGACGCCATTATCTATGCCCGGTCAATTGTCCGTAAAATAACGGAAGAAACGTCCACAGGTGATTTAATCAGTACCACAAGGGGCAGCATTATTCACATTAACCGACCGTTGGATTCGCTCACCCGCTATTACACTTTGCTTTTCAGGCAGGATGACGGGGATGTAGGGTCAGAAGTGACCGTACACCTTAACCGCGCCGGGACAACTATTTTACAAGCATACCTCTATGGCAACGAAAACAACCCGATTTTCATCCGGTCAGTAGCCCCGGGGGATTTTGTTCGTGTAAAAGTGGTCAAAACAGGGTTAAACACTTACGAAGCTTGGGAGGAATACCGCCGCTAAAAAACAGGAAATTTTTACCGGACATTCCATCTTAAAGCGAACCAATAATTAAATGATTAACAAACCACTAATTAAATGATTATGGATAAGCAAATGCAACAGCAAGCCCCGAAAGAATTTATCGTGAAAGCCGATGTTTTAAACCGCGTTTTTGAAATTATTAACAATGAGGTTCCGACAGGTGCCGGGACTAAATTGATCGGTACGCTCCGCAATGGGTTAACCCCTTATGAAGCGCCGAAATTAAAGAAACCTTCGAGTCCTCCGAAGTAGGCATGTAACAAATCCGAAACCCGCCCCTCCTTTCAGGCGGGTTTTTTATGCCCCTTTCTATTTTAAAGAAATTGTCATGGGTAAT